TGCCCGCCGGAAATACGGAGGTAATCGACAATGCGTAAGAAGTTTCGTTTTCTGACCATCCTTGCGGTCTGCGTCATGGTTCTGTCCTGCTTCTCTGTCACGGCGTTTGCCTACGCCGATGATACCGAGCAGAACCTTCCCGTTACGGAGGCAACTCAGCCCGAACAGCAGCCCGCAGTCACGCCCGCGCCGGAAAAGCCGAAGGGTGAGCTGATTGACGATGAGGGCAACGCCTACACCCGCGACTTGCTCTATGACAAGGCAACCAACAAGCAGTTCATCACTGTCCAGACGAAGAACGGCAACACCTTCTTCATTGTCATCGACTACGATGCGCCCATCAACGAGGATGAGGAACAGTATCAGACGTACTTCCTGAACATGGTCGATGAGAGCGATCTGCTTGCGCTGCTGGAT